ATTCGATTTGAATGAATCAAAATCTTTATTTAAATATCTTATTTCTTTTTGTGGCATTTAGTTTCTCCTACTCTCCAATTAGAAAATCTAATGTAAGACTTTCATGTACTTCAGGTCTTATCGTCAAAGAGAATTCTATTTCAATAATTAGTTTATTAGGTTCATCTTCATCAGGTTGAACACTTAATTCTTTTACAATTACATGAGGTAACCATTGAGACATAGCTTCTTCAATTGTAGACCTCACATCATCAATCAAGGTTTCAGACATTGGTTCGAATAATACTTGTAAAAGACCACATCCAAATTCAGGTTGTCCAACTCGTTCACCTTTATTAGTCAATAGTAAGTTTCTAATATTACTACTTGTTTGTGTTAGGGTTGTTGAAGTGCCAGGAAAAAAACCACTACCATCAGAATGATCCATTGGTAATGGTACACCAATTTTTACATCAGGATCTAAATCTTTTTCTAATACACTTGACAACTAATTTCTCCTATGGACGAAATGGTTCTTTTTTCTTATTGATAGCTTTCATCAATCCACTATAATCTCTTGTGAGTGCGTTTACAACATCTTCACCTACTTGTTCAGAACTTACACCTTGTGCCTTTAATGATTCGACTGCTCCAACTTGTCTTCTCTTTTCTTTACCTTGTTCTGTATTTGCCATCATTGGGTTTCCACCCATCAACTCATGTACTCTATCGGATGTATAAGTTCCACCACCCATCGTTGGATATTCAGAATCACCTTGTGGAATACCACCAGCCGTTTCATTTAAAATTTTATTTAGAGATTCATTTTTGGTATACTCTTTATAAACTTTCTTTTTTGGTTTAGGTTGGGTGTACTCTTGTTCTGCTATTTGAGTTAAAGAGGATGAGACTTCATCTTCTATGGAACGACTTGCCAAAGCTTTCTTTCCTTCATTAATAAATATCTCATTTACCTGTTTCTTAACTTCTTTACGAACTAATGTCTCCAATATCTTTATTAGTTCTTTCTTTTTCATTTTAGACTCCTATTCTAAATTATTGTGCTAGATACCACACCTGGTATTACTGCTCCACTTGCTGTATGTATTACTGTTCCATTGAACACCGTTGATAAAAACGAAGCCGTGATAATAGTGGCTATACTATCACAAACATCATCGATACTACCACCACCCATTCCTACAGCTGTCGCTGGTGCTAATACAGGTGGTACAGTCATTACACTTGCTCCAACTGCTGATTTTACAGATGGATTACCAAAGTTTATCATCAAAGCTGCTGCTGTCACAATACCACTTGTA